CTTACGCCCTCAACCCAAACGTTGCGGCGGTGGCGGCAGTTGGCTCCTTCCAAACCATCCACAGCACCCAGACCGCAAACCTCGTAGATGTTCGGGTATATGTCGCCGCTACGGGTGGAATACACTTTGCCCTGCCACTCCTTGTGCGATGACCACGGCGACCGCCCCGGCACATCACGCGCCCCCGCATGGGCGGACACCTCGTAGTAAGGCGTTCCCAGGTATTCCGACGCCTGCTCCGTGTACTTACCGCACAACTGCGATACACCTGTCATTACTGCACGGCGGGCAGCTACGTCTACATGGTCACGGTGTCCGCTCTCATAGTCCACTACCCGCAGGCCGCCGCTTGCAAGCTCCCTAACGGCGTCTTTGATGGCTTGCCCATAAGAAATAGCACCGCTTTCTACTTTCAACGTAGCAGCATCTAAAGCCCACTGGTACGCCTTTGCGGGGGGCAGCATCGTCCGCCCTGCGTCTACCAAGAACCCCATCGAAGCGGTGATGTTTCGGAACACGTCTTGCGTTTGCCGTTTGATGGCGTCAATGGTGGTTGCATCCACCAGAACGTCAGGCTGTGTTACACGGGCAAGGTCTATGACCTCGGTGTAATACTTTTGGTTGCGCTCCACCACATCGTCTATCAGCTCGTTCAGCTTTTTCTCGCTGATGCCGGTAGTCTGCCGTATGGCTTTCTCAATCTCTTTCAGATCGATGCCGTGTGACCGCAGCGCCTTGATGTCCTGCACCGTTACCTCATTCAGCTCGTCCCGCAGCTTCAGCCGGGAACATATCTCCATCAGCAGGGTGTCCTCAAGGCCTCGGTATAACTCCGCCAGCTCTTCTGGAAGGGCATCCAGCAGTTGAGGGGTGAATGGATACTGGCTCATTTTCCATAGCCTAAAAATACCCAATTTGGGCTTTCATCTGTACCAGTGTTTACCCAAAAAGTCCCAGTTTTTTCTCCATAACCCATTACTCTACCTCCCCAATGTCAAAAATATCTTCTATGTTTACATTAGATTTTGCAATAATTCTCCCTTTGCCGCCCGCATAAAAATCGAGCATGTGTCCGTTCAGAAATCCAACAAAAAAGCCATTCGGCCAAATAGGTGGATTGTCGCAAAATACAGACAAATTCGATGTTTTGCGCATGTGCATGCAAAGAGAATAGTCCTCGCGAAATTCACATGTCGTATTAAATGTAAAATAATCACATTCCGGCACAATTAAAAGCATTTTGGTGATTGTTACATATATTGTGCAACAGCCCGGGCTCAACAAAAAAGATTTTACCATTCCTATGTAATTCCCCTTTTACTCTGTTTCCGTGTTTGGCTCATCCGTCATGTCCTGCATCTTCGGCAGCGCCGCCTTTGCGGTTGCCTCGTCCTCGTTCATCCACTTCATGCGGAACTCCCAATCGTTCATAATTCCCGCACTGAGAAGCTGCATATCGCGGGAAAAGTCGGTTTGTTTGTCCTCAATGATGCTGTCATCGAAGTCGATGGAAATCTCCACGTCCTCATTTAGCCCAGCATTCATGGCCGTGTTGCCCATCCGAAGCAAAATGCGGCACAGCTCCACCAGCGCCTGCTCCAGCACAATTTCGTGTTTCTTAATGGTGCGGAACATGGTGGAGTTCTCGCTGATGACCTGTGTTGCAGTTGCTACGCTGCCACCGTCAAAGCGGTAATAGGTCTCACCGAAGCCGCACTTGCTGGAAAGGATATTGAGCTGATCCTGAATTCCGGTGTTGTGCTCCGCCGTCCGCAGCGTCATGTCAATGGGCGTTACAACTGCGCCGTCTTCTGTATCCTCCGGCATGACGTAAAACACCACATCGTCAGGGTCAAAAGCAGGGGTGCCGTCAAGATACTGCGCCGCAGACGGCTTGACCATGATGCGCTTTTTGCCAAGTTTGAACTCGTTAACGTAGCTGTCATAGGCAATATCCACGCCCTGCAATACATCAATAGCATTGGCGTAGATTGCAATACCGGTCGGCAGAAGATAGTTGACGTTGTTTGCGATGTTAGGCCGGTCAATGACAAACTGCCGCTTGTCGCTACCTGTGTGCACCACAGGCGGGATATTTTCAAATCCCTTGACATTAACAAGCTGTTCATCAGCCAGTTGCTCGTTGTTATACCGATAGATGCGGTTCTCAATGACATAGTTGCCATTGTCCTCACGCCGGTGTATCTGCAAGTACAGATAATCTTTACCGCCCCGCGTAACGTCGGAAGAAAACGCGCACTCGCTGATATATCCATTTTGCCAGGACAGCGGGTAAATATTCTCGATGGTCACATAGTCCAGCACGATACCGGATGCGTTGCCTGGTACAATATCCCCGCTTTCGCTGATCTCCTGCCCAATGACGCGGGGAACATAGGCCACAGTGCCCAGTGCAGACTTCATCTCTTGCATCTCGTTCGCCTTGACGGTGAAGTTGTTTTCCGTCAGCACCAGGTCAATAAAGTCCTGCTCTTTTTGCCCCTCAAGCGTGATTTGGACTTTCTCGTTCATCAAGAGATTAGCCCAATCCTCGCACAGCTTTTTCCCCATGCCGAGGGAGTAGCGCCTACACTTCACCTGTCGCTCACCGTTCTGCACAGTGTAGTTGTGGAAGCCTTTAACGTCACCCTGATACCAGCTTTTCCACTCGTACACTTTGCTATAAAAGCTGTCGGGGATGGTGGTATAGCCCAGTTCATTCAGTTTGATGATAACCGCGTTACTCATGCAATAACTCCCATCCGACGGGAAATGCGCTCAACGGCGTACCGGGTGGCATCTATCAAGTGGTTATTCTCATCCGGGTAGCCGCTGATAATATCTCCGTCTTTGTTTCGGTCGTATTCGTAATTTACGAACTCGTTGTATGCGTTTGGTGTGCGTTTCCGGTCAATGACGATCTTGCGCCGCTGCAACCACTTCATACCGTAATCAACAGAGCCTGGGCCTTTGACCGCTGCTTTTGCCTGAAGGCCCATAGCGCGGTAGTCCGTTACACTCTTAGGCTCCGCGCTGTCGCAAGTGATGTAAGCGTCTTTGTACCCGCGCTGGATGATGATGTTCCCGCTTGCCTCATTTGTGAGCTTGTTTTGGTATATCTCGTCCATCAGGTAGATAGTTTCCCTCGCACGGTCGTAGTGCAGCCGGATAAAAGCAAACGGATCCGGGAACCACCCCCAGTCCACGCCCTGGTAAATCCTATCAAATTGCGCAATCTCCTCGTCGGTGATCTCCCGCAGCTCCAGGTTATCAAACACGTTGCCGCCAGTACCCACAGGAATGCCTAAATATTCATGCTGGTACGCTCTCTCGTCCGTGGCCTTGAGATGTTCCGCCTCTGCCAGAAACTGCTCACCCAGCCACTCTGGCGGGGCTTGCAAATACGTTGACTTGTGGCACAGCCTGTCTGTGCGTTCTTCCAAGCTGTCCTTGTTCGCCCAGTTATCGCGGCTTATCGGCGGATTGTAGCTTTCAAAGTTCCAATACTTCGACCCGCCGCGCATTGTAGACTGTAAAATTGTTCGTATCTCGGCACGACCGGCAAACTGGTCTTTCTCTTCAAAATGCGTCACGGCAATATAGCCAAACGGCACCTTGATGGACTTGATCTTCATGGGGTCATCAGCGCCGCGAAACATGATCTTCTGTCCTGTCGGCTTGTAGATCAGCTCCATCGGGGAGACTTTAGCTTCCCAATACGCCGCCATGCCCAGCTCACCGATCGCCCAAATATACTGCGCGTACACGCTGTCACGGATGGTATTTGCCACCTTACGCAGCACCAGCGCGTGTGTACCCGGATTGTTTATCAGCAGCAGGGGGACGAGTACAGACACCGTGGAGGATTTCAGTGAGCCGCGCCCACCGCTGAAATCGTAGTGCGTGTGACCGTGGTGGAACACGTCATGCGCCACGTCGTAGAACGCAGAACCAATTTTTTCAGACAGCCGGATGTCAGACATCAATTATCACCTTGACACCATCTG